ACGGTCATACTATGAAAATCGGTATTACCACCCGCATTTGGTACTAGTGTGTTATAGAAAGGTGCACCAACAACTAATATGTTACCGTCGTATTGGGATAAGGCGACGGAGTGTCCAAACCCCCCTTGTTGCGATACTTCGGAACCTCTCTGTGTCCATCCATTACCAGAACTATTTTTAGTGAATACTCTCGCATAACCATCAATATTTGATACATTCCCAAACCATGTCCCGGGTGCACCAACAGCTACCATATCTGCGTTATCCGTTCCGTCGAGTGATCTACCAAAATCTTCACTTGGATCCCCGGTATAGAAAAACATTTTAGGTATTTCTATATGTTCTTCCATATTCGGATGCCAATATGAGGGTGAAACATCGTTTCTTTTTGTAAATACAATTGCAAAATAAGAATACGTGGTATTTATTGTAAGATTATCTATAAAATCTTGACCATGGTGCCAAAATTGTGGAATTGAAAAATTTCCTAAATTCGTCCAGTTAATATCGTTATTACTTCCTAATACAGTCCATGTTTCGGGCATTACAAATTCATGACCATCGGCAAAAATTTTAAGTACGGTAGGTTGAATTGGAGTTGATACTTGCATTTTTACCCAATTACCATTATAACCCCCTAGGGATGTAGTACCAACGTACGTACCAGAAACCCATGTACCACCACCCCAACCACTGGGCTGATATCGTGGATAATCATTTGTATTCCCAGACAGATCTTCAGTAGTCCACATACCAGTAGCACCCATCGTATGACTCGTACCAAAAGCATGGTAAGAATCGGAATTGTTAATAGATGCAGTTGTATTATAAATTATACCATTAACTGTAGAACTAGTACTCGTCAAATTTAACGATGGGTATAACACGGGACCATTACGATTTGGATCACCTAAAATCGTGTGTTCATGGAACCAAGATTCGGTGGTTTGGTCATAAACAAAGACGTTACACATATTCTTTAGTGGTTCACCCACAAACATTCTCTGAATTATATCTTTTTTACCTCGCGATAATTTGGATGAAGTGGGTATCCAATATCTTAAACAATGATGTTGGTTAACATCTGTTAAATACTGGGGATCGATAGAGCTTGTATTATTTGTATTATCACTATCCGCAGTACCAGAACCCATTATATTATAATTTATATATATTATAATTAGTATAATTTATCTAATTTCTTTGCCAAGTTGGTGCTAATGCTCTGATCTGAGCAATTTCTATATTTCTTGTTGACTCAGTGGTAAGAGTAATATTAGTTACATTTGATCCATCACCGTGAAAATAAGTTGAATGCGTATTTCCAGATACAGATAAATTGTGTTGGGGGTTGGTATTTGAAATACCTACGTTACCACTTCCGTTCCAATATATATCATTAACTGACGTCGTCCAAACACTCTGACCTGTACCACCTGTTACAGTAGCCCATTCTGGTGCTGTTTTATTTGCGTTTAATCTAAGAAACTGACCAGCCGTTGCTGCTGAATTACTTAAAATACTCATAGTATCGGTCGCTGATCCGTATATGATATCACCAGTACTACAACCACCAAGACCCGTACCTCCTCTATCGACTGGTTGTGTTTCTCCTTCTAAAGTACTAATTCTCGCCACGTTACTCGTCAAATTGGTTTCTAAAGTACCAACACGGGATGCATTGCTCGTCAAATCAGTTTCCAAAGTACTAATTCTCCCCGCGTTACTCGTCAAATTGGTTTCTAAAGTACCAATACGGGATGCATTGCTCGTCAAATCAGTTTCCAAAGTACTAATTCTCCCTGCGTTACTCACTAAATCCGTACTTAATGCAACACCCGTGAGAGTTGTACCATCACCATAAAATTCGCTAGCGTATACGTTTGTTCCCGCAACGATATTACCAGTTGTTAGTAAAGATGTTGCAGTGTTTGATAATATAATTTTGTGTGTTGAACTTTTGCCGTTATCTGTTACTGTTTGGAGGGTTCCTACAGCGCTTCCGCCCACTGATACATTTGATAAGAGGCCACCATCACCTATAAAGAAATGCCCAGATGAAACAAATATATTACTACTAGATTCTATCGTTCTTGTTGCATTTTCGAGTTCAATTTTATTCGATGTTTTTGATCCATTATCTGTAACATCCTGAAGAGTTAAGCTACTGGAACTTTTATATTTCTGTACAGAACGACTTGTTGAACACGAAGGCATTATTATAATTACATATGATTATTTATTTCTAAATTAATAGTAATAATGTCGTTAGAAGTAGTAACTTATGCGAATAAATCGTCGGGTATGTTCGAAGAACTTGTAAATAACGAACACGGTGTTAAAGTAAAAGTTCTTGGTATGGGTAAGAAATGGAATGGGTACTTGGATAAATCCAAAGGTCTTTTGGAATACATGAAAACAAAAAAAGACGACGATATAATTGTTTTTGTAGATGGGTTTGATACAAAAATAAATAAAGATATTTCAAACGTTAAGAGTCTTTTTGAAAGTTACAAGTGTAAAGTACTTTTTTCAAAACACCCTGATATGCTTGATATAGGATTTAGATTTCCTAAATGTGATGACAAAAATATAGGAAGTGGTGGTATGTATATGGGTTATGTTAAACACCTTACAGTTTTATTAAAAGAAAGTTTAAAACCAAAGTGTCAAGATGACCAATATAATTTGAATGCCTTATGTAAAAAATACGATTTTATAAAAATCGACGATAAAGAACTAATTTTTAAGAATTTTAGTCCATTCGATAAAAAAGAAAGTGTAAATGCGATATTTATTTCTTATCCAGGAAGTATTACTTTAGAAAGAATGTCGAGACACCCCATAGAATATATGCAATTTTTTTACATTTACATTTTGTTTATAAATATCGCTTTACTCGCACTCTTTCCCAAAAAACAAAATTATTTATTGGGTTCGTTGTTACTTTTTACTACCTTTTACGTGTTTTACGCCGATAAAAGCTGTACAACAGATTAAAATATAATATTTATATAAAATAAATGACTTTTGAGGTTGTTACATATGCCAATAAATCCCAAGGGATGTTCGAAGAACTTGTAAATAATAAGTTTGAGGTACCAGTCAAAGTTTTAGGTTGGGGTACTAAGTGGAATGGTTATTCAGACAAATCTAAAGGTCTTTTAGAATACATGAAAACAAAGAATGATGAAGACATCATCGTATTTTTGGATGGATTTGATTCCAAGATTAACAAACCCATAACTGATGTAGTAAAAATATTCAAAGAATATAACTGTCGTGTTCTATTTTCAAAAAATCCACCATGGTTTTTTCAATCACTTATATTTGGTGTATGTGATGATTCAATCGCAAACGCTGGTATGTATATGGGATACACAAAAGAACTTCGTCAAATTCTTCAGTCGGAAGCTAATTTGTTATGTGAGGACGACCAAGCCAATTTAAATGGGTTATGTAGAAAATACAATTTTGTAAAAGTTGATAAAGATGAAAAGATTTTCAAAAACTTTAATCCAATTGAAAAAATCAAAACGAGTGATGCGATATTTCTATCTTTCCCGGGAACTCTCGGTATAGATAGATACTGGAGAGGTTTATTTGAATACACACAATTCGTATACATTTATATTTTATGTGTACTTATTTTGGGTCTTGCTTTATTTCCACAATATAAGCGTATATTATTGACACTTTTAATTTCTGTATTGAGTTTTTATATATTTTTTGCATATAAATCGTGTACTACAGACATATAAAGAAACAACTCTTAGAATAATATTTTTTATTTACCAAATAAAATGCCAGCCATACCATTTTCAATTCTGAGAACGTTATAGTTTACTGCGTAAACAACACATCGTTCGTTTTTTGTCTGTACGTTTCGTAAAATAATATTACATTTGTTTATTTTACTAAAATTACACGTTCCCGATGGTTCATATTTTGATGCGTCTAAACAAAAATGATACGCGTAATAGTTTGTATTATCGGGTTTATTATTAAACGTGTTAAAATCTGATATACCGAGTGAAGATTTTGTATAATTTTGGATGGTATGAAAAAATTGTGGGCTCATGTTTTCTATGGTAGTTACACCATTCATTTGGATGTCTCCGGTATCGAAAGATATATCGGGTCCAAAAAATAATGATTTTATGGGATGGTTAAATTTAGATAAATCTAAATCAACAAATCCTTTATTTATGGGTTGTTCTATTCTTTGTGTTTGTGTTATTAGAAAATCCATTTTTTGTGATGCAAACCGTTTTCTTTCTTGTGCGTCTACGTATATATAATTCGCGTAAGTTTTAAAAGTGTTTATACTCTGTTTTTTAAACGATATTCGTATTTCTATTTGATGGTAGTGTAAAGATACGAGAGGAAAGAAAAGTTTTTTTGCACAGAAAAATAAAGGTAAAGCTATAAAAGTGGAACACGATGTGTATTTTTTTGATTCTGTATCGACGAGGTAATTTTTCCATACGTCGTTTACAAAATCAAAAGGTTGTGAATCTATGATTTGTCCACCTATATATAAATCAAATATTGCACCTTCAAACGTGTTTAAAAGATCTTTACCTTCGAACCATATTGCATTAACTATATCACCGTTTTTAGGTAAATTTATGGAACAGTTTGTAGTATCGACGTCTTTTATAAATTTAGAAACTTGTGCAAAATTTGTATGTCTACTATATTTTATATTAAAAAGAGACATACCATTTTCGTTGGAAGTCAAATAAATGTCTTGTGAACCTTTTGCTGCGAGTTGTACGAGTGCACCAGACATTTATGAAATTATGACATTATAAAAATAAACATTTTCCGCTTATGAATTTTTTATCACTGTTTTCTGTGTTATTGTTTCGTGTGTTTGGTATTTTAAAACCACCTTGTCTATATACTTTTAATCGTTTGGTATACATGGCGTGGCATATAGACCATTGATCAAAAATATCATAAATATGTGGATTATTCTTTTTACCGTGTGTCTCTCTCATTATTCTTCCGATCGATTGGACTATATCCGATTTGGGTGTTGTTAAAATAACTGTATCGAGAGTTGGTATGTCGAGACCTTCGTGTGCTTGACTAAAAGTTGCGAATATGATTTTCTTTTTACTCGACTGGTTTAAATCTTCTTCTTTCATACCACCCATGTATAAACCAGATGTTGTTTTAAAACACTGGTGTAAAACTTCACAGTGGTGTCTTCTGTCTGTTAAAACAAGAATTTGCCTCGTTGTTTTAGATAAATCTTTTATGAGTTTTGTTATTACAGTATTTCTTTCTCTGTTTTCTGTGAGTTCTGTAATCATGGTCGCGAGTGATAATTTACCCTGACGAGTACAAGGTGGTGGGTCACTGAATCTGTGACACGTAAATTCGATTGGGAAAACTTCAACCTGATCCTGATTTTCACGTTCTATGACAAAAAACGTTGGTCCCATAAACCAATGAAGAACTTTCGTAAGACCGTCTTTACGAGTTGGTGTTGCTGATAATCCGAATATATGTTTTGGACATAGTTTAAAAAGGGATTGTGAAAATACTTTGGCACATATATGGTGTGCTTCATCAACAATGAGTGTCCCGATTGTATCGAAATCGTTAAATGAGTATTCTTTTAAAGATAATGATTGAAGCATTGCGATTATAAAATCACACTCTGTTTCTTTTTTATTTTGTTGGACTATTCCTATAGATGCACCGGGGCAAAATTGTTGGATTCGTTCTTTCCATTGATTTGCTAAAAATTCTTTATGGACAACAATCATTGTTCTATAACCTAATTTACATGCTATCGCCAAAGCAACGGTTGTTTTGCCAAAACCGCAAGGAAGTGAGAGGATACCATGTCCTGCTTTAAGTGCCGCCGCCATAGCATCGTTTTGATGTGTTTCGTCACGTAGTTTTCCATTAAACTTAGTTGATATTTTAACTGGTTCTGGTCGACGATCTTTTTTTGGTGGTCCAAATTTATCTTGACCGTAAAAACGGGGTACACATAGACCTGATTTCGCCTTTCTAAATACCTTAAAAGGTGGTGGTGGAAATCCGAATTCTGTATTTACTACGGCACGAACCGTGAGTTCCTTTTTTATTTCTTGTGTTTCGTTGGTTATATACCCAGAACGTGTAAGACTCATTTATTATTATTAATTTTTAAACTTTATATACTTCAATACCCATGAGTATCCACTATGTTCGTGGGCATTCCATACGCCATTAAATTGAATTTCTGCTTGTATAACATCACCTTTTACAAGTGATTGTACTGGTTTATCTCCGTCTACGTTACACATAACGCGTCGGTATCTGAATGGTACCTTTACTTTTAAAACATTACCTTCGAGTGGATCATCAAGTGTATCTGGGAAAAATATGACATTGGATTTGTTTACGTGTAGTGCGAGTATATAGTCACGTATTTTATCGGTTACGGTAATTCTTATATATTTTTTTTCGTTATATTCGTACATGGGTTCGTACACGATTGCTTCTACAGGGAATGTCATTTTATGTATTATATATTTAAACCTATAAGTTTGTTTTGGGATGGGAGGTATAATATGTTTTGTGTTAAACTATAAAAAATAACGAGAATAACGGTAATAATTGATTGTGTATCGATGTATTTTAGTCCCTTGAATGCAATAAATATATTAAGTAGTATGTGCATAGGAAACGGTTTTTCTGGGCCGTATTTATTGTAGAATCCGTATGTTGCACATAATGATATTATGAGTGCATTTATTGTACTACTAAACGATGGTTTATACAAGAACCAAGCTGTATATAAAAGTGATATGTATGAAATGAATATCGATCTCCTGAATAATTCCCCTATCGAATTTACATATTTTAATGGTTTCTTTTCGATAAGTCTAGATTCCCAGTGTGGTCCAAGTATAAGATATGAAAAATATAGAATTATAAATACTTTCCACATGTTACATTTACGAAATATTATTATATAAGTAATACTAAGATGGCACTATGTTTATCAACGAAAATGCCCATAAAAATACCATCCAAGCAAAAGTCTAGGACGTGGAAGTTTGCTGGTGAGTATTTATTACGGAAACAGTTTCAACAGGATCAGGTAAAGTTCGGTAAGTGGACGAGGGATCAGATTATCGAACTTGGACCTACTTTTGTTAAGATAGGTCAAATAGCCTCGTCGCGAGTTGATTTGTATCCGTTGGAGTTTACACAACAACTTGAATCTTTACAGGATAACGTACCTCCAATCGCTAAAGACGTTGTTCGATTAATGGTTAGAAATCATTTAAACAATAATGTATTTACGTTTTTTGATTACGAACCGTTTAAATCGGCAAGTATAGGACAGGTACACAGGGCAAAATTATCGACGGGTGAAGAGGTTATAGTTAAACTTAAACGACCGAACATATACAATATAATGAAGAATGATACAGATAATATAAAACAGATTGTTGAGTTTCTTGAAAAAATTGGTATTGATACAGGTGCAAATACGGGGTACGTTCTCGATGAATCCATTGATTTTTTATTAGCGGAATCGGATTACGAAAAGGAAATAGAGAACGCAAAAAAGTTTAGAAAACGAATGAAAAAGGTAAAATGGATGAAAGTACCTAAAATATATACCGATATATCTAGTCAAAACATGATTGTCATGGAATACGTTCCTTCGGAAAAACTTGAAAGTATAAGCGATTCCCGTGTAAATAAGAAGAAAGTGTGTGAAGCTCTTCTTAATTCGTATGTTATTCAGACAATGGATAAGGGGTTTTTCCATGCCGATCCTCACCCGGGTAATTTGGGGTTTTCCGGTGACGGGAAACTTGTTTTTTACGATTTCGGACTTGTTATTGATATATGCGATGAAATGAAAGAAGGATTCAAAGAAATGTTTTTACACATAATAAATAAGGATACGAAAGGTATAGTTGATGTACTCATACGTTTGAAAGTTATTTTACCGACGACCAAAGATACGACTGATATTGAACTTTTTTTCAAAACGACGCTCAATTATTTAGAAACACTCGATGGTAAAAATCTTAAAGATGAAATATTGAGTGACGATACTTTATTGAAATTGGCACAAGAAAAGCCTTTTATTATACCAACATCTTTCGTGTATCTCGCAAAGACATTTTCGACTATAGAAGGGACGTGTGTAAAACTCGATCCGAATTTTACATACATAGAGTACCTCGAACCTATACTCAGAGATCAGGTTTCTGATGTTATAGATATAGGCGGTATGTTTTCAACATCCATGGAAATGCCTACTCGTGTAAAGAATATAAGCACAGCGGTTTTAGGTATGGAACAGTCTCGTGCGTCCATGAAACGAACTATAGATAAAACTCGAAGGGAAATGAGGTACGTGCAATACAGTGTTTTATCGGCTGTATTTGCAGGTAACTTGTTAGAACAATACAAAGAAGTATCCATATTTTTATCGTTATTAAGCCTTGATTTAGCGTTTAGGGCTTTTCGTAAAAATCGATAGCTGTAGTTTCTGTAGATGGTGCGTTTTTACATTGTTTTTGTTCGGAAAAGAATTCTTTATGTTTTTCAAATAAATTTTTGGTACGTTCAATCTCATCTTGGGAAATTTCCTTTAATTTATCTTTTACGTTATCAATTTGCTCCTGTCTCTGTTTACGAAGTTTTTTCCCAAACTTCTTAAATTTCTTTTGCGTTGACGCAAAACTTGTCGCGGCTGTGGAAAGTGAAAACATTGTTAATCTACTTACTATTATCGGATATTTTTAATCCGAGTAGTATTAATTTTTCCTGAAATTCTCTTCTTTCACCAACTGAATCTATTGGAGTTCCGTTGGCGATAGCTTCTATTTCGGGTCCAGACAATTGAATTGAATTCATTCTAAAATCCATGAACGCTTTCATTGTTACAGGTACGAGTGGTTTGATGAGTTCATAAATGGCTTCGGCATATTCTCTTATTTCTTTTTGTGCACCAAGTTCCATTCTGAGACGGAGGTAATGCATGAGATTGTGTAGATCTATTTTCCAGTAGAATTCTGTATACGTAGATTGAGTAAGTGTACCTCGTGCTTGTTCTCTACATACTCCATCGTCGAGTAAACAATTATATATTTCAAATGAATTATCAAAGTGATTATCTAATGATTGTGATCTTTCGTTATTAATATCAATTTCACCTTTTGAACCTTGGTGGTTTATCTTTGACTGACCGCGTAAAATATCGGGTTTATAATATTGTTCTGGGACTATAGAATATCGTGCCGAATATTCGTTAATACTTGCCATTCTATGACGCATATGTTGACGTGCTATGTATATAGGCATTTTAATATGAAACTTGAATTCGACCATTTCGAACGGTGTATTATGCCAATGACGCATTAAATATCGAATAAGACCTGCATCACCTCTGGCAGTTTTTGTTCCTTCTCCATAAGATACGCGTGCGGCTTGAACTATAGCCGCGTCAAGATTTTTTTGAGGCATATGATCAACAAGTTTAACAAAACCATAATCGAGTACGTTTTTCTCCATTATACATTTATTAATTCATTTCTTTAATTAAATCACTTATACTTTTATAATATCTTTTGAGATCCTTCATGAATCTTTTGTTATTCTCGAGAACTTCGATTTCTGGTTTGTTTTTATAAATGTATGCGAGGTTTGATTTTGAATATTTGGTTCTTTTTTGGTTTTCGTTTGGTTTTCTTGGTACAAGTTTCTTATTCTTTTTTGATACACTTTGTATCGGTTCAATACGTTTCGTAAAGCTAATAGCTTGCATAACAGTATCAGCTAAATCATCTTTCTTTTTTGATGAATTAAATACAGGTATCCAGTGTGCATTAACTGGGTTATTCCACATAAATTCTTGACATCTTTCTATTGATGCTTTTTTTCTTTTATTGTACATGATTTTACCCGGACCCGCGAAATCGGGTATTTTAAAGCGTGCGTCATAAATTATGGTTTCGGCTTTGGGGTTCATAATAACAAAATACGCGTGAAGAAAATGTTCTACCATTTTCATTTTTCTATTTTTATCGGGTTGTTTTTCAATGAGTATTGTATCTGATGTTAAAACCCATTGTCGTTCATCTAAATGATTTTTCATAGATATAAATAACCCGTCTTTATGTTCAGGAGGGACACCAGATACATCCCAATGTACGATAAGATTAGATGTTTCGTCTAGCATACACATGGCTAAGTTACGTATACCTACGTCTATACTTAAAATCATTAATATAAAGAAAGACTATGTCTTTAACCTAATAAAACTTAAAGAAAAAACCTAATTTAAGGTTATATGAATGTGGTGTTGGTGGTGTTGCCATCCATTCGAAGGTACTCCTTTGAATATGCCTTATAAACACGATGAACGTCGTAATAAATTTTACACGGCAGGATATTTTTGTTCTTGGAGTTGCATGAAAACGTATACTATTGATAAATATGGATGTAATAGAGGGGGTCTTATATGTGGAAATATAGTCATGATGCGTAAGAAACTTTTTGGTAAAATTGGAACTATAAAAAAGGCACCTCACCGAAATAAATTAGAAGTTTTTGGTGGTAATATGTCTATAGAGCAATTTAGAGAAAATAATGTAAAAGATGAAGAAATTCCTGTTGATACAATAAATACTGAGCCTGTACCTGAAATTACTATACCAATAGTAGCAAATATTTCGAACGAGAAAAGATTACAAGATATAAACAGATCATCTGGAAATAATGAAACGTTGAGATTGAAACGCGAAAAACCATTAAAAAGAAATCAAAATAATTTAGAAACTGTATTAGGATTAGTTATTAAGACCAAATCTTAATAATCGTTTTTGTTTATTAGTAGGTTGTGATTTTGGGATATAAGTTGATTTTTGTGAATTTATCCACTGACACCCGTCGTGGGCTATCCATTTAAAATTATATTTATCTATCATTTTACGACATAAAACACACGGTAGTGATATACCGTCACCATAACTGGTTTTACGAGATATCACTAAAGCACCATGTTTTCTATTAACCCACGCCGAAAATTTATGATTTTTATATCCTTTTTTAAAAAAATTATGTTTTAAATTTTTTATGAGTCGTCTTTCGGCGCAACATATAGGATCGCTTTTTGACTGAACATTTAATTTGGTCGTATAAGTAATAACGGTGGTATATGACATTTGTTTATACGAGCGAATTATTTTTAATATCGTTACAATTATTGCATACTTTTCCTTCGTATACAAAACAACATTTATTACATTCGTTTAATATATTTATATTTCTTTTTACTAACTTGTTATGGGAATACATTATTAAATCTTTGATAGTATAAATACCATATTTTATCATAGTTTCTAAATCAGGGAATGTCATTTATAAATATACTTTTATAAACTTTATATTTATTTTCCAAAACATCCAAATAGTTTTTTACAACCAGCACTTGTTTTTAACATGAGTGCAAAACTATCTATCATACCAGGAACCATTGCTTTTAGTAGGGTTTCAAATTCTGAATCGGTATCACCCTCGTCAATTTGTTCAATTATAGAAAAAATTAAATCCATGACAAGTTCTTTTTTATCTGGACCAGAAACGGACTTAAGGTTATTTGCTTGAAGCATAAGAGTGGATACTAAAACACATACGTTTTCTTTAGTGATACGTTTACCTTTGTACCTTTCAACAATTTTTTTCATTTCCAGTGCGACAATTTTTGATTGTTTAGATTTTGAATCATAGTTTGCAATAATTTTATCCGGGCTTGACATTTTATAATAGACTATAAAATAATTTCTTTAACTAATATAATGGATACTGATTCTGCTATAGCCTTTTCTGCTATTCTTATAGGCATGACTCAGATGGCGTTTAATTTTAATGATATCCGTAATACAACCGATTTTAGTAATTATAGTTTTGAATATACCATATTAGGTATAATAGGTAGTTTTTTGTGGACCGTATATCAATATAGAAAAGGTTCTAATTTTTCTGCGGCGTATTCTGCGTCTGCTGTAATTTTAGGTTTTTATATATTACACAGGGTCTTAAAGAATAAAAAAGAAAAAGAATTAAATGCATTCTATTAATTTAAATAAATTACAAGTTTCAAAAACTATTCAGATAAAGAAAAGACGACCTATTCGAACAGTAACGCGTGCTAATAAAGATACGGGTATTAATTGGAAATATGTAGAGGCGGTAAACGGTCGTGCTGCAATGTACGGAACGATTCTCGGTGGAGCTAATTGGGCGCTTACAGGTTTAAATGTTATCGAACAAACTCAATTTTTACCACTTAAGTTATTGGGTCTCGGTTCTTCTTTGATAGCCATAGGTACAATGACAGATGCCGTTGGTAAGTTATCAGAGGAGGATTTCGAAACGTTCGCGTTAATTAATACGGGGCGTGTTGCTATGATTTGCTTTACTGGTTTGGTAGCAGCAGCTGTCGCCGGAGTGTAATAATGGTAGATCTGTATTATGCAATATATATCCTACAAAATTGATCATTTTTATTTTTTCTTCGAGTGTAAATGTTCCTGCTCCACGAAACACGTGGGCCAAGAGTATTAACATTATATGAATAGATTCATGTATGTTCATATAATTATAATTTAATTTAATTATTTTTTTAATATCTCTTATGCTTTCTGCTTAAGAGAAAGAATGCTACGAGTAAAAAGAAACTGTATATACCTAAACCGACTTTTGCTGTATTATCTTTAAATTTCCAATCATCGTCAAGGTCACCTTCTGGTTTACATTTGTTTACGACAGAATATGCTATATACGACGTCGCCATACCTAATATACCAAATACGAGAAAGAATGCACCCGCGTCTTCACCAAAAAATTTCATGAGTAGGAGTGTTGCTGGTACAGTTAAAACAATAGACAAAGAGTGTGACATATAGTCTTTTGCTCTTATCCAATATTCGTCTTCTTTTATTTTATCACACTCGTCGATAATAGAGATACCTGTCGATGTTATGTATACATATGCACCTGCGAGTAAACAAACAGTTATAACAGTTAACATGGATACTTCTAATTCCAATTTTCTTCCTTCGAGTTTATTTAATCCTCTTGATATTCTACTCATATTTTATACAATTAATATGTACTGAGATTTTAATTTTTTAACTGGTCTGGTACACTTTTTAATATGTCATCCGTGACTTTAACAAGTTTTGTTATACCATCTACGTGTAGACCATTTTCCATATAATATTTAAAATGATCTTCTGTCAAAGCTTTATTTGTTTTATCAAAACAGTGAGCAAAATGTGTATTTTTATTAAAAGCAAATTTATGATCACCAAAAGATGAAAAGTGCCAACCTGTATTTTTTAGATAAGAAAAATGCCATCTTGTTTCTCTTAATTTTTGTGGTGTTACATTTACCGCATTTTCTTTAGTTGTTAAAATTGTACCAAACCATGGTTCATGAACTTGTATATAATCAAGACTATACTGAAAAGAAATCATGTTAAACGTAATCGTGTTTATATTATCTGGAAGTTTCAAAGCTTCTCTGTGAGGTATTTCATCTACATCAGATATCATTACTAAATCATCATCTTTAAAATTCGTGAGACCTCTTGTTATACAATTTCTTTGATAATTTTCTCTTACCCATGGATCTTTATCTGTTGGGTTATCTTTTACGACGATGTGTATAATTTTATCGTTCCATTCTTTGAATGTATCTTTATTTTTTTCGTAATATAATTCTTTTGGTTCTCCTCTGTGTGTTACTGTAGATTCGACAAGAACAAAATGATCTACGTGATTATATAAATAATTTAATCTTTTTTTTAAAATATCAAGTTCGTTATAAAAAGTAAAACAATCAATTATCATGGTTTTTCTATTTTTAATTATATGAAGTATTTTTTAAGTGTATTAAAAGACATATTTCCGTAGTATTGTCTTATTGATGGTATAATATGATTAATATCAATTTCGTTTAATGTATTTAATTCTTCTGGAAATTGTGGTGGTGTTTTTAATTCCCAAAATATACCTAGTAATGTTTTATTTACGTCGTCTGTTTTCATAATACCGTCTTCTATTATGGGTTTAAATGATTTTATGATATTTTTCGGGTATTCTTTCGATGCAAAAATATTACAATATACATAATCGTGTTTAAATGGGTTGTTTTTTGTAATTTCAATTAATCCTTCTGGTTTTATGTAAAAAAAATACCAATCTTTTAAATGGTTAAAAATATCATTTACGTTACATTCGTTTTTTATGTAATTAATATCGTATTCAAATTGTAAATATTTGAGATTTATATTTTTACACCCTTTTAAAATCTCCATATCATACCCATCTGTATCGATTTTTAAAAATTCTATTTCTGTTATGTTATTTTCATCGCAATATTTTTTAATACTGTTATTTTCATCTGGACCAAGTGCATATTTATTTACGTGAACTGAATCTTTTTTGTAATTTACGTCGTGTCTATATAAAGTACATTCGTGTTCCGCGTGTGATTCTATAAATTCGGGATCAAATAAATGAACGTCGTTATTATTTACATGGTTTGGAAATGTTGATCCAGTTGCACCTACATCAAAAATGTGACATTTCTTTTCGGTATTTGATATTATACTATCTAATAATCTCATTTCACCATTATAATTATCGTGACAACATATTTTAATATACCAATAAGGTATGCTTATTTCTTTATTATTATCTTTTATTCTAATCAATCTGTTTACGTTCATATTGATTAAAATAAAATTTACTTCTTTAATTAATAATATTATCTAAAACGGAAATGCTAGATAATTATCCCAATCCAAATATTCGAATTTTTTATATCCTAATTTTACCAATTCTTCAAACGGTGTAGAAACATGTTCTAATCCAACTAAAGAAGGGTCTATTCTTTGATAATTATGTTCAAAACATATTATTGGTTTGTATTTTTCTATGGTTTTTTCCCCTCCTTTTATAACTAGACCTTCTGCGCCTTCTACATCAATTTTTATAAAATCTAAACCAGGTAAATCGTAAGAATCTAATGTTGTAATCATTATATCTTCTCCACCTTTTCCTATACCAAGTCCCCCTTTATTATAACCACCGTGTACATTATCCTTGTCGGCGGTATCTAATCCAGATAAATTACATGACATATTACAGTGACCTAATCCATTTTTATATGCAATAATTCTGTCATTATATGTATTATGTTGTATATTTTTAGTAAGAATATTGTATAATTTTTCTTGAGGTTCAAAAGCTATTATTTTAGAATCCGTGTTAAATCCGGCATAACTTATCGCGTGACACCCAATATTTGCCCCTACGTCAACTATGAATTTAGACTTTTCAACATACGGTTTCAGCATATCGTTAATTATATGATGTTCAAATACTCTGCCAGACGCCATGTGATTACGAATCCAACAGTCTTCTAGATCTATATCAAAGATACCGTTAGGGGTTTTAATCATTTTGATATATTAAAGACAATAATATATTCTTTAATAATGTTTGGTAAAGTTCATGGACGTTTCTTTTTACAACAAGATCTCGGCATTATCGGTGATAATACAATATCTACATTTACTTTATCCGAACTTATCGAAACATACCCACAATGGCAGAAAATAGTAGAAGAATTACGAAACGATTATGATACGGTTAATCTCTGTACAATGTTTGAAACGAACGATGTACATCCAGAAATAATAGAAAAAATGAAACTTTTTGATAAAGTTATAGTACCTTACGATTATCTTAAAGATATATTATCAAAACACGGGGTTAAGTGTGTGGCATTAAATTCATGGACATCTTCACTTATTCGTTCTCAACCTAAAGTAATACATAAAACACGCGATCCTTCGAAACTTATATTTTTGTATAATGGGACTAACGATATTCGTAAAAATGTAACAACGCTTACAAGAATTTTCGCAAATGCACTCGAAGATACAGAACATTTACTTATAGTTAAAACGAATAAACCTGATAATTTAACAGTAAATAAAAATATAAAATTAATAACGGAACGCCTATCTAATGATAGACTAGCTTCACTTTTTAATTTTTGTGATTATTGTGTTACATGTACACGAGGTGAGGGTGTAGGATTATTACATCTCGAGGCTCAATATTTTAATAAACCTATAATTAGTCACGACCAAGGTGTATTTAAACAACTCGGTGTAGATATAATACCGTTACCATCTAGTGAGGTTGATATAGATTATACATACGTACCAACATTTCTTAAGAAAGTGTTTTATGGTAAATGGTGGGAAATTAATGAAAACGAGGCTATAAAGGTCATTAAAAAAATAATATCAAGATAATGTAATGCTCGGTACTGAAATAGAACACATTGATGGTCTTAGTACGTCTAATACTGATAATATGGCTGAACTCGAAGATATTCTAAAGTATTGTCAATTGGGCAGAGAATGTTCAAAATCTATTATGGATGAATATTCAGCTTGTGATAAAATAAGTAAAGAAGTAATAGTATGGTATTCCCATAATAAAAAGGTACTCAAACAGATGAATGATTGGGCAACACTATATAAAGATGAATTTATTGAATACGAAAAAAAAGTAAAAGAAGTACAGAAACGAGTTAAAAATTTAAAAAACAGCGTCGTTAAATCTTAGTATAGCTTAAGTATTTCAGAAACTGCAGGGTGTCTCAAGATGTCATTATTCTCCATGGTGACATGTTCGATATAATTTAAATTTAAACCGTCTATTCTATTTACAAGGTCTGTGAGACCGCTTTGTTCACCTAGATCACTTTGGTTTAAATCACCCGTTATGACTAATTTTGTATTTTTACCAAGTCTTGTTAATAACATTTTCATTTGATTAGGTGTACTATTTTGCATTTCATCTGCAACTATATATGCATTATCAAAAGTTCTTCCTCGCATAAAACCAAGGGGTTCTATGTGTACGTGATGTTCAAGTTGTCCTCGTGTTAAATAGTTTTCAAATACATCTATCATTGGTCTTGTCCATGGTTCCATTTTCCTTTCCATTTCCCCTGGGAGGTATCCCATATCCTCGTCTGCACCTACAATTGGACGTGTTAATACTAACCGATTAATATCTCTATTCATTAAATTTTCAGTCGCTAATTGACATGCAAGCATAGTTTTACCCGTTCCAGCTGGTCCCGTTGCTATTATAATAGGTTTATGGGATTGTAACATTCGCATATATTTACATTGACCAGATGTTTTGGGAAAGTTCATGGGTTTAAATTAACTTAAGGTTTTTTTTCTTATATATTTATATGATGGTTTATCGTAGTTTAAATAGTTTTAAGGGTAGTTTATCCATTAATCGGGTGGGTAAAAGAAAAAGAATAATTACTAGATCTGAATCACAACCTAACTATGCGTATTCCGATCAAACTTTTGATGATGTTAATACGATGTTAGTAAAATATTTTACATTTAGATCTGTACAATACACAATAAATCAAGTTTATGAGACGGATCCATCACTCATGAAACAGGAATTTAATTGGTTAATTGATTTTTCAAACCAGAATAAACCAAGTTCAGGTGACCCTTTTATAGAAGCTCTATATGAGGCAGGTAAACCCGAGCTTGCAAATAGAATAATGTCAAATAGAGACGGATTAATGAGACAATGGATACATGAAATAACAAGCACAGGTGGTTTAGATGCAGGTATAGCAATGACTAAACATAATATGGATTTGTCGATAAAACAGTTGGATAAATCACTTAATTTGAGTATAGACCCAAGTAAATCCGTTGATGAAGTATAAAGATATATTAATATAGTATAAAATGGACTTTCATTTCGTTTCTATAGTAAAAGGAGGATATATTAACATTACGGACCCAGATGGTAAATCTCGTATATTATGTTTTAGTTGTGAATATAATGCTAGGAATTGTATAAGATATATTAGTAGATATAGATCTAGTTACGGTGTATGGCCAGATATGAATTTAAATGTACCAATAGCTCGTATTAATCCAGATAAAAATGCTAAAAAAAGAACACCTCAAGAAATAATTAATTATATCGAAATAGATAAAAAGAGTAAACACGATTTAGATATGATGTCAACAACAACAGGTGTTTCTTTTTTTTATTGTCACAACTTTAATTACGAGAATGATTTATTAAGAATCCAGTTAAGTGGACAAAAAATTGATGGTGAAATTAGTGTTCCGTATTTTATATCAAGATTAGATCATAGGTTAAAGAAAGTATAAATATATATTATATAATGTCTTTTGTTCAAAAATTTGATCCTACAAATAAAGAACACGTTTTATGGTTACAAAAAATAGACGAAGTTATGGTACATGTTTCAGACCCTACAAAAGGTGGCAAAAATATGCTTAAAACAGTAAACGAAAACCCGTTTGATATTAAATTAGAAAATCCTATCGAATGGGCACAAGCACATTTTCAATTATGTATGAAATATTCACAAGCAGTCCTGCGAGGAATAGCTTACATTCCTACTCAAAGGTCGACTAATTAATTTAGATGATGATCTTGTTCTAGGTTGTGTATTTTTAGTCATTCTATGATATTCTTTTATGGTGAAATCTTGTGGTTCGGAATATTCATCCATTCGTACGAGTAATATTCTACCTAAAACAGGCATATTTGTGAAAGGACGTGGTAATCTATTTTCATTTAATTTTAAATCAAATACTGATTCGCTACATTTAAGTATAACAACATCTTCATCAGGCCATTGTCCAATAAAACTTGCTTTACCCTTTAAAATTTTAAAAATTTCATTTTTTTCGGGTGAAATGTCAATATTTATTTCGTGTATGTCATTTCTTTTTTCATTTATCAAAATAGCACGTGTCATACTATTCTAAACCAATAAAAAAAAGTTGTGCTCTAGTAAATGAACACACTTGTATATTACGCCATAGCGCTCATAATAGTATACTTTATACTTTATAAAGGTGAACTTTACCAGAATATTGTTCTGGACGAGAAATGGAACGAATCTAGAAATAAACCTAAAAGGGTATCAGACCCCTTGAATTCATGTTCTCCAGAATCACATTCAGAATGTATTAAAGTTAAAATGCCACATTTATCTAGATACTAATAATGGTAGCTAAGATAAGGGAATACGTACAGGAAAGATATGCATCTCTTCTTAACTTAGACAAAAATAATTCAATTTGTGTAAATTTAGAAAAGAGTACAAATAATTGGGCTGTTAAAAAAACGCTTGAATTAGGTGATTATCCTTACGAAGATAATCCTAAACATTTAAATAGATATAAACATAAATTTTTGAGTATTCAGTATAATTTACAAAAATCAGATACACTTAAAAATAATATATTACAAGGTATTTTTAAACCTTCTTCTGTAGTTAACTTTAGTCCACAAATGCTATGGCCAAACGGTCCTTATTCTAAAAAATTACAAGAAAATATAGAAAATAACATGAAAAAGGAATACGCTTCAAATATATTGAATCAACCCGATTATAAAGGTCTTTTTAGGTGTGGACGTTGTAAATCATATAAAACTACTTATTATCAAATGCAAACACGTAGTGCAGATGAACCTATGACTGTTTTTGTGACGTGTCATAATTGTGATACGCGTTGGAAAACGTAGAATTTAAACCGTGTAGATGGTAGAATGATTAATCAAATAATAGACGTGGAGTACGATAATAATATAACATTGTTAGCAAAAATAATTGAAGATAATATTAATCATTATACTGTTTCTTGTTTAAATTATTGTGGTGATGGTATGTATGAATTTGATGATGAATTTTTAAAAATAGAAAAAGAAACAGTTTCTGGTTTTTACGACACAAGAGATTTAGAAGAAACGGGTTTATATAGACGAGTCGGTGATAATATTTATGAAAGTATGGACTCTGATTCAGATTATGAAGAAGATGAAGATGAAGATGAAGAAGATTCAGGGTCGGATATATCTTTGGAAGAAGAATTTTTTTAATACGTTATATTAATAAATATGGAATCTAAATATATGATATTTGTAGTTGTTATTATGATATTATATATAATAAATGCCAATGCAAAATTATCTAAAAAAGAGGAAAAATACTGTAGTTTGTGTCAAATGAAATAAACCTAAGTATTGTTATATAAAACTATAAAATATTAAATAAAATATGCCAAAATATAATCCACCAAATGCACATTATAGCGAAATGGACGTCTCTATGTATGATGAAAATGATATTTTCAATTTTATAGGTAAGTCAGGTAAAAAATTTTACTGGCTTACGAAATATCTCGATTTATCTTACATATGGTACGATAAAGAACGTAAAGTCATTGAACTTTGGGGACCTTATGAATCTCTTCAAAATTTTCAATCTCATCATATTATACAGTGTGAATTAGACCTAAGTTTTAATAAAGAATAAATTAAATTACTATAAAAAATGAATATAAGAGCTAAAATTCGTGAACCGACGCAACCACTTTTTTACCCTAATTCTAGTTTAAAAAAAGGTACATTTTTGTACGATATTATTAACAAAAATAAATGTCATGTTTCCGATAAAAAAGTATTTTATGTACAGAATCACGAATCGTATTTGAAAGATTTAGAAAAAAATTATAATTATTATAACGTTCCTTTTAAGAAACCGAACGTGTATGAGATTGAAAATCCAAAACCTTTAACACAAAAATTTGTTTCTAAAGTTGAATATTTAGATTCGGTAGTAGTTAAGTTAAACGTTTTAAAAAATGGTAAAGTTCGTGTTAAAATTAATACAGATATAGTTTCTCTTTATGAAAACTGGTACAAAAAGATGAAATTACCACCTATTAAAACAGTAATAAAAGTTTATAAAAATTTGGGGTACGATGATACTTTTTTAAATAATATGTTAGAAAAAAACAAAAAAAGGGAGAAAATTTTAGAAAAGGGGTGGAAAAAGATAGAAGAATTTAGTGATTCTTCAAAAAAGATTAAAAAGAAAAAGAAAAAAAAGAAAGAAAAGAAAGAAGAAGTCGATCAAGAAATCGATCCAGAAATCGATCCAGAAAACGAAATGGAAGAAAATAATGAAGACGAAGATGTATTACCTAAAAGTAAAGATGATGATGAAGATGAGACTATGGATATAGAAAATGATGAAGATGAAAATGTTGAAGATGAATATATATCTGAATGTGGTGAAGATGATTAAAATGAGATAAGGATAAATGTGTAATATTTAATAAGTATGAAATTTAAAAAATTCATAAAACTTTTAAAAAGACGTATTAGACGCCTTTTTAAAAGAAAATACAATTCTAATAGACAAAAACCTCGTAAAAAATTGGATTCTTTTACCATTTTTTTATTCTTATATGTAAGTATGATGGTTACTAACATTATAATAACATCTAAACTATTTAGTTCTCCACCACTTAAAATTGAAAAAAAGGAAGAACCAAAACACGTTCCATATAGTACATTTTTAAAAGGTGTTAAGAAAAACGAAATTATAAAAGCAGAAATAAATCCTAATAACGATGTTGTTTATTTCGAAGAAAAAAATGGGACTATATGTAGTTCGTATTACGTTCCATCGGATGATTTTTGGAAAACTATGACAGATAGTCAGGTTGAATACGATATAGCTAGAATACCACATTCGAATTTAAATGAATTCATTTCTTTTGTGTTCGTAACGATAGGATTTTTTTTCGTTTTTCGTTTGATATTTGGGGGTGGTTCTATGAATGGTACTAACCCTTTTAATATGGGCAAAAATGATATTGAAGTTGAAAGTAAAATTTCAACGCGATTCGATGATGTCCAGGGTATAGATAATGCTAAAGACGAACTCGAAGAGATTGTTGATTTTCTTAGAGAACCCGAAAAGTATTTTGGAACGGGGGCTAAAATTCCAAAAGGTGCACTTTTAACAGGTGCACCCGGTACAGGTAAAACACTTTTAGCTAGGGCAATTGCAGGTGAATCATCTGTTCCGTTTATACAGTGTTCGGGGTCGTCTTTTGTTGAAATGTTTGTTGGTGTTGGTGCAAAACGTGTGCGAGACGTATTTGAGATGGCTCGCGAAAACCAACCGTGTATAGTTTTTATAGATGAGATAGATGCAATAGGTAAAAAAAGGTCTAATAATGGGTTTGCATCCAACGATGAACGCGAACAAACAATAAACCAATTATTGGTCGAGATGGATGGGTTTGAAAATGAAACGGGTATTGTTGTTATTGCAGCAACAAATCGTGTAGATATTCTTGACGAAGCTTTACTTAGACCCGGTCGTTTTGATAGAAAAATACAAGTTTCTTTACCAGATGTACACGGGCGCGAGGAGATACTTAAGGTACACACTAAAGATAAACTTCTGGGTGCTGGTGTAAGTCTTCGTGACCTTTCAAAACAAACCATGGGTTTTTCGGGAGCAGATCTTGCAAACTTTATGAACGAATGTGCTATACGTGCAGTTCGTGATGGTAAAAATGGTATAATAACACCAGAAATAACCGAAGACGTATACCAAAGAATAGTTGTTGGTGCAAAGGGGAGTAGATCTGTTTCGAATGCGCGTAAAGAGCGAGTTGCATACCACGAGGCGGGGCACGCTATTATAGGTGTACTCATGCAAGAGTACGACGAGGTTCGTAAAGTGAGTATTTTACCACGCGGAGGTACGGGTGGTGTGACGTATTTTCAACCATCAACAGATGATATTGGTATGTATACTAAAGATTTTCTCCTTTCTCAGATCAAAGTCGCACTTGGTGGACACGCAGCAGAAGAGATTGTATACGGAAGGGAACACGTTACGACGGGTGCATCTAACGATTTTGAACAGACGTTTAAAATTGCACGCGATATGGTAACGACGTACGGTATGAGTGAAACTATAGGTAAGATGAATATTGATCCAAATTATATTTCACCACGAACGTCGAGTCATATCGATATAGAAATACACGATATAGTTGAATCGTGTTATATGGAAGTGAAAGAACTTCTTAATACTTATCGCGTGAAACTCGAACACTTGAAAGATATACTCGTTGAAGAGGAGATTATCGACGGTAGTCTCGTGTATGAAATGGTAGCGTCGTGTGATTTGAAAAGTCGTATACAAAATAAGGACGATACGATACAAAAATATATAGATGCGTATGATAGTTTTGAAGAGTATAAGGATGTGGACGATATTATTTTGCCCTAATATTATATGAATGAAGAAGGTGAAATTATTTTTTTAAGTGTAAGTTGGTTTATTATATGTAGACGGTTTTTAGAAAATTTTAAATAAATTTTTCTAATATTTTTTTGTTAGTATGATATAAGACAGAATGCGTAAGAATTCTGATGAATCTATTACGATCGTAATAATACTATTGATAGTATGTTTCGTGTTAGTATCCGGTGTTATATCATATGGTATTTATACGTGCACAGGAGGATCGTGGAAATTCGGCGATTGGAAATTTGATACGTGTTTTAAATCACCAGATAATACCCCAGCCCCGGCTCCGGCTCCGGCTTCGGATTCGGCTCCACCCTCCGATCCAAGAATGGTGGGTCAATATGAACGCGCAAACAACCCCTTGGATTTTTTTACTATACCAGAAGTTTCGGGTACCCCTCACAAACCCGAACTTTATGATATGGCGAAACATGGTAAATGTCACCCAACTTACGTAGATACTTTTGCTACTTGGTTCGACAACTCAACAGAATCTGGAGATATACTAGATGAAGAGCAGAAAAAAGCCATGGAAAATGCTTATAAAATTGGTAATGCTGATAATTCTGGTAATTGGTCTACGGAATCTAATAACGGTCGTATAATTGGTGATACCGAAACATTTAGAGTAGATTACGAAACTGATGATCCTACCTTAATTGAAAAAGGAATAAACAAAACACCAGAATCGGGTGATTGGGAATTTGAATATGTTAGACTAAGATCTTCTCCCCACGGTTTCTTACCCAAAGATAATGTAGTATTTCGAAGTAAAAAACCCATAGCATTTAAAAACGGTAATAGGTTAAACAACTGGTACCATTTATATTTTAATCCATGGACATCACATTTTACACTTGGTGAATATCCCGAAAATATAGATCCAAGTATATTGGCACATAACGTTTACATAGGGAATAAGAAAAATCAAAGTAATATAAAAGTCGGTGAGGATGGTTATATTTTTTATAATATTCACGGTAACCTCGACGATACTCATTCGTATTGGAATACGGAAAAAACACCTGCGGAAAAAATTAAAACATTTAAATTTAAAGTATCACTTAGAGAAGGTCAAACTATTACAAAATCCGATGTTGATGTACTTCATAATTTTCATAACACGCTAAAAAACGTGTGTAGTAAATACGATAACACGGGTGACGGAATTGGTGGCGATGGAGCGCGTCCCATAAACGACGAATGGGGGCCAGGTGGAGATTCGGAATGTAAAAAAGTAACTGCAAATCACCCCGATTTAGCTGGAATACCTCTTAGTAAAGAACCTCAAAAAATCAGTAAGAAACAGCATGATAGATACAGTGATAACAACGGTTTCGATCCTAACAAAATTTGGGATCCGTATAATGGAGAGACAGATTTGTGTCGATTTGAACCCGTTGGTAAATGTTTTCCTCTTGTTTACGATGGAGGTGAAACCTCGTTTTCGTATAATCCATACGATCAAGTTAAATCTTTTGATTTAGTTGATTATGAATATTTAAGTGGAGCAGATATAAACGGTGTAGTGGATGATAAGATTCGAGTAGATACACACAATGTATGTACATCTATAGATAATAAAAGAGAGTGCGATACTAGAACATCGGTACAAAAACATCATAAAGGTATGATATTACAAAGAGGTGAAAAAATATGTAGATGGTGGTCAGGGTTTAGGGCATTTGTTAAACCAACTGTGAGGTACGATGATGGTTTAGCGACGTGTATAGAGGGTGATGAATATTGGAAAATGAAAGGTTCGTGTACAGTAGACCCATCGTACACGACACAAGAAAATACAAACATATGCCCAGAAGGTACGGTTACTAGAAAAGTGTGTGCAGAAGCTGATAATTTACCCGGTGATGCAAAAAAGTGTAATTTTCAAGTTCAGACGGGTTATCCTAGAAAAGATAACGCACCACCCGGTAGTGATGAGCAAGGAGATTACGTACACTGCGGTGTATGTAAACCTAAAGCATTGTATTCGAGAGGGGGAGGTAAAAAAAATTACGATAACGTAGATGAAGTCGTAAGACAAGGAGTATATGGAACTGGTAACGAAGTGAATCCTTACACGGAAAAAGACTGTAACGATCTTTTAAAAACTGCAAGTACTTTTAATGATTCTGTTTTCACAATTGATGTAAAGAACAATAAACTTAAGGGTACTAAACGAGCTAATGTGGATCAGTATATTAAGGACTTGATCACAATCGGTGATGAAACAAACCTTAACGTTAATGGTTATTTTCTCGGGTGTAAATGGGACGGCGACAAAGATGCAGATAAAATATGTCGTGAATTTACGGATAACAAAGGTGAATGCGATGCGCATAAACACAGATCGTATAGAGACGCACAAGAAGGTGCGTGTCAATTCGCATCGAATAAACATTGTGATGGTAAGTGGGAGTATCCCGATAAAGATTTAAACCCTGATAATAATGAAGAAGTACCCAATACGTGTGGTGCACTATACCCTGGTTTAAGGAAGATGACATACCGAGAAATTAATTCAGCAAGAGCAGGTGGTAATCCGTGTGAAAAAGAAATGGTTGGGTGGGTAGAACAACCTTACCCCGATTACGATGAATGGACTAATGTAGAAAGTATCCATTATATGACTACTGTTCCAGTCAGTCCCAGTAATATTAGTGTAGGGCTTAACACACCTTTTGAATATGGACATGCATCACTTAGGAACCCTAGAAATAACGATTTTAAATACGTACCTTGTGATGTTGATTGTGTCGAAAAAGAACTATTTAGAAGGTGTGAATTCAAAGGTGATACTGAGAAAGACAGAAATGAAGCGGCTCAAGAACCAACCAAAAGAATAAATTATTGCGAAGGACAAGTTGTAAAATATTTAGGGATTAAAACAAAGGCTCAAGGTAACAATGGTAAAAAATGTCCCCATTTTAGTATTAACGAATCGAGATTTGGATATAGATTTGGTGCTGATGAAGAAGGCGAACTACAGTATCATGAAAGTGTTCCGGTAAAGACGAATGATCCGTGTACAATGCCTATAACCAAGGACGGTGGATACGCTGCACCTTGTGCGCAATCTAATTGTCTTGCAAATTTAGAAAAAATAAAAGAAATACAAAAAGAGATTAATGAAGGTGAAAACGAGATAGAAATTGAGAATGATAAAAATGAAAAAATCATATACAATAAAAATAACCATGTCTCTATTAAAGATTTGTACGAATTGTATAATTCGCAATGTATGACCATTGGAATGACACGAAATAATACCCAAGAAGAACGGAAACTTGCGTGTACAGATGTTCAAAAATATTGTAGTACTTGTGGAGATGGTAAAGTGTTTTTAAAGGATGAAAGAGTTTGTAGATCGTACGATGACGATTGTGGTGATAGTTCAGATGGGTTTTATCAAGTAGGTGTCAAATTTAAAACGTCACATGGTTATACTGCTAATCATAACCCACCAAATTTTTGTAAATGGATAGAGGCACCTACAACAGATATTCATTCAACGGAAACAGCTTATAATAATTCTATAGAAACTTCTACATAATTTGATTTATTTTTTTAAATATAAACTACTTTAGAAAATACTTAAAAAATATTATAATAATAAATATATTATAATATTTAATAATAAATATTCAATAATGACATTTAAACCAAAATTAGAATCGCGTGTATGTGATGTTAGGAAAGGAAATGTTCGAGCTTCACAATGGTGGGAGAGACCTACATTGGAGAAATTTTATAAGTGGGTTGTTATCGTGAAACAATACATAAGTAAAAACAATATAAATGTTAATATGTACGTGTGTGGAAAGTTTTTGGAAAAGATGGAAGACACGTGGGATGTCGATGTCATATTAAGTCATCCAAACGCGAGAAATTATACGAAACACGAACTTCTCAAAATACGAGATCTCATGGACTATGGTATGCAATTAGGGTTTGATAAATTTAATATGCTTATGGATATGGTATTCTATTTACCATTTGATAATTATGGTAATTTTTGGTATTCCGCAGAAGAATATATAAAAAACGGGAAAATCAAATCAAAATGTCTTTATTCGTTTGATAAGATAATTGTAAATGGTACTATTCAACAAAATTTAACCGAATGTTATGATTCGTGTATAGAAATAGTAGAAGGTCTATTTATAGTTACGAAAACCTCACCGTCTGATAAGCATATTAAACGTATAAACGAAGGTATTTATTATAGAAAACCAATTCTTGTATGATTTTTATCCGCTTATAATTATAAGGTAAAACTCTCCTAAGTTGAATTATTTTTTTTTAAATACAAACTACTTTAGAAAATACTTAAAAATATTATTTTATTTTTTCTAAAGATAGATTACGAAAACACGTACCTGAATTCCATAATTAAAGAAACGAAACGTTTTTATTTATAATGAATTATATCGCGTGGGATACAGAAACAACGGGACTTCCTACTAGAAATTTTCGACGCGGTGAGAAAGCAACACGCGAAAACGTTTATAAATTTGATAATTGTAGACTCCTTACTTTGGCGTTTGTTAAGTATACGTCGTGTGGTAAAGAGATTGGGTCTTACCACGGTATTTCGTATCCGGATACATTCGACGTTGCAGCGACACACGTCCATGGTATTACACAAGAATACGCTCGAGAACACGGTCACCCGTTTGGTTATCTATACGCGTCTTTAAAAGAAGCTACGCGCGATACCAAACTACTCGTTGCGCATAATTCATACTTCGACGAAAACGTGTTTTTTTCGGAGTGTTATAGAAGAGGTTTTGAAACGGAACCGTTTGATGACGTTACCTTTGTCGATACTTTGGATATGGCTAGAACTATTTTTCCGACCCTGTATAATCATAAACTGATTACTGTGTATACACACATATTTGGTAAAGGATTTGATGGTGCACACGACGCACTAAACGATTCGCGTGCGTGTGGTGAAGTTTACCCACGCCTTCGCGATAATGTATGGGATTTGAAAGATATCGGTGTTGAAAAGGTTATATTGAAAGCGTCAGATATTGCATCAATTATAGGTAAGAATCAGTATAAGAAACCGAAGGAGATTATTGATAATCTTTGGAGTAAATATAAACCGGAAACGTTCGAAGGTAAAACAAAGGATCAAATGGCACTCGAATCTATACACAAGTGTAATTTTGCGACAAATATTATGAAAGACGTCGAATCGTATAAATCGTTTAATTCATCTGACGTAGATCGTAAACTAAACGCGGTTTCTAATCAAATTGATCTATATTCGAATTTACGGGGTGATGATAAGAAGAATGCATATGATTACATGCGTAAAATTTTATATACGAACCATGGAACGCGACACGAAGATACGACGGCGAGTCATTACGACGATCTCGAAATTGACGATACTTTTTATACGTACGACGTGTGTTCGCTTGAAGGTACAGTTTATCAGATTGTTGGCCGAATTGATAGGGTTCGTCAAAATTACGATGGTACCAAAACTATTATCGAGATTAAGAATAGGTCGCGCGGTTTATTTAAAACGGTTCGCGATTACGAAGATATACAGTGTCAGACCTATATGGAGATGATGGATTTAAATACCTGTAATCTTATTGAACAGTATAACGATTCGCGCATGGGGTACGAGATTAGGCGCGATAGAAAAAAATGGTTATCTGAAATCAGGCCAAAAATTATTGGGTTTTGCGAGTATTTTCATAGTTTACTTTCTAAATAATATTAGTAATGCTGTATATGTTACCTTTTCTATTTGTACCTAAACTTATCGATAAAAAAATAAACAAACCTAGTAAACCACTCGTTCGTGATACTAAAAAAAGGTGTTGTGGATGTTGGTTATTTAATTAAAAATGTAATGTAATAGTAAGTAATAAATGAACGATTATATAGATAAAACTGGTCGTAGTAAAGGGTTCAGTTCTCGTATTATTAACAAAATAATATCAGAAATTAATGAAATAAATTCTTATTTTAATTATAAGAATAAGAATAAAATACTAAAATCAAATTCAAATTCAAATTCAAATTCAAATTCAAATAACTATCGTAAACATCTAGAAATAAAACGTAATAGATTGAACCGTGTACTTAAAAAACTAACAACAGGTAAGCCTCCAAAACCACCACCCAGAAAACCAAAACCACCACCCAGAAAACCAAAACCACCATCTAAAAAATAAATATTAGTTAAGTATAAGAATGTCTAATTCGACTTATATCAATAGAGTAAAAAGAGGTAATTCGCTTATATTGGAAAAGAGTCTAAAACATGTAAAACACATAAGAAATAAACACGCATATAATACTCGAGGAATTTATAAACAAATAAATGAAAAGACAAATAAAATAA